TCCGAAAACTCCGGGAGATCACTGCCAGGGTGGTAACCTGCCGGACTCTTGGGATTTTTTGCTGATACCTGCGTCCAAAGGAGAAGGGAAAATGGCTGAACGTCCGAACAAGTCAACGCCTCTTGGCACGACTCTTGCCGGAGTCCGCGCAAGGGTGCTCCGAGTGCCCGACCACTGCCAGACGTGGTGGCTGCTCCGGAGCGCCCGGACGGTCCCTCAGAGGCCAGCGGTCCCCGTGCCTGAGTCGTGCTCGGCTCTCCCAGTCGAGCCTCACCCGGGGGTGCTCCCGTGGCAGGAGTGACCCGTCCGCCTACGTCCGAGGGCGGCCGGCTCCTGCTCGCCGCCGGTCCCTCTCTGCGGGAGGTCGCCAAGCGGATCCGAGTGGCCCACCAGACTGTATCCACTTGGCCCACGACTGAGGCTCGCCCCGGGCTCGACTCACGGCGCAAGCTCGCGTCGATCTACGGGATCCCAGTGAGCGCTTGGGACGTGCCACCGGGCGGCACACCGCCTACTCCGCGCAAGTCAGCCGACGACTCAGAGGCGCCGATTGGTACCTCGCTCGACGAGGCGATCGCGATGCTCGCTAGGTGCAAAGCGCAACGCGTCGAAGCCGAGGGAGGCGACGATCCGAGCCTCGTGCTCAAGTGGGCAGAGCTTGAACGGCGAGCCCTCGACACGGTTGCGAAGCTGCGGGGCGACCTATCGCCAGCAGACGAAACGAGACTCACTCAGACGCCACGATGGGCAGCCGTTCGGGCTTGCATCATCGAAGCACTCAGGCCGCACCCGGCGGCCAGGAAAGACGTAATCACAGCACTGCGTCAGTACGACGCTATGGGAAGGGCAGAGACATGAGCAAGATCAAAGTCAACGGAGTGGAGTACGACTATACGGCCCTAGTGGTGGCCCTTGCGGCGCTACCGAGCGAGGATCTCATCCAATCGCTAGTCGCTCGGGACCGCGCGCAAGTTGAGCAGATCAAGCGCCTTGAAGAGCGCAACAAGCGACTGGAGGAAGCAAGGCGGCAGGATGCTGCCGCATCGGCAAAGGAGATCCATGGGCTCAGGAATCGGATCTCCAACGCAGAAACCAACCTCGCTTATCAGATAGAGAAGGTGAGAGGACTCCGCGCCACCATGCAAAGCGAGATCAATCGTCAAGTCTCAGCGGCCGTGCTTGCTCTCAGCAAGGATCCTCAGTCATGACCCCCGCCCTACTCGCTTGGCTCTCCGCCGCCGACTGTCGAACAATCCTCATTGCCCGCCACGGCCAGACCTACGTTGCCATGGCGTGCCAGATGGGCCGCGAGGTCCACCGACTCGTGGCCACCTCCGCCGAAGACGCGGCGAAGCAACTGGAGGTCCTATGCGCAGGCTCCTAATCGCCTACTGCTTCGCGGTTCGGTTTGTCGTCATCCTGACGTGTGCCGTACTCATCACCGCCCTTGTGTGGCTCCCCGAGCGACTCTTGGAGCGCCATGGCGACTAGCTCCCGAGCGGCAGAGGTGGCGAAGCGCAAGCCACGGGAGAAGGTCTATCGTCGCTTCGCCCTCGACCTGGCCGAGGCCCTTGAGGCATCGGACCAAGAGGGCAATACAATCCGTTGGCCGTCGGATCGTTACCGAGACGATCCGGCGGCGTTCTCCCGAGAGATCCTCGGGGTCCAGCCATGGGAAAAGCAGATCGAGATCCTGGAAGCCGTCCGGGATTGGGATCGCGTTGCTTGCACCTCGGGGCACAAGTGCGGCAAGTCTGCCGCGGCCGCGATGGTGGCACTCTGGTTCTACTGCTCGTTTCCCGACGCCCGGGTGGTCATGTCGTCCACCACGTCACGGCAGGTCGACCAGATCCTTTGGCGTGAGCTTTCGATGATTCGTGCGCGCGGTGGCCGGTGCCTCGCGTGCAAGAAAGAGGACCCCGACGCCAAGCGAATCAAGGCACCGTGCCCTCACTCCGCGCTCATCGATGGCGAGATCGGTATGCTCGCGAGGACTGGCCTCAAGTCGCATGACTTCCGAGAGATCGTCGGCTTCACCGCGCGTGAAGCCGAAGCCGTCGCGGGCATCTCCGGATCCAGTCTGCTTTACATCGTGGACGAGGCTTCGGGTGTGCCTGACATCATCTTCCAGGCGATCGAAGGCAACCGAGCGGGCGGCGCCAAGCTGTTCATGATCTCCAACCCAACGAAGACTGAGGGCGCCTTCTATGACGCCTTCAATTCGAAGGCGCATCTCCACAAGACGATCCGCATGTCATCGGAGGAAACTCCCAACGTCAAGGCGGGACGCAAGCTGATTCCGGGGCTTGCTACTCGGGAGTGGATCGAAGAGAAGCGCACGGAGTGGGGCGAGGATTCTCCGATCTACAAGATCCGGGTGAGGGGGGAATTTGTCGAAGCCGAGGACGGGAAGATCCTCAGTATTGCCAGCATCATCGAAGCCGAGCAACGATGGGCCGACACGGTAGCCGAAGGCACTCTCTACCTGTCACTTGACCCCGCGGGTCCCGGCGGCCAGGGCGACGAGTCCGTCTTCGCTCTCCGTCGCGGCATGAAGATCCTCAGCCTTCACGCCATGCGCGGCATGACGGACGAAACCCACCTTGCAAAGTGCATCGATCTGCTTCGGGAGAACCTCGACTATCGGGAGCGCGCGGTGGTTGTCATTGATCGCGAGGGCTCGATTGGTTCGGCCCTCTACGGCTACATGAAGTCAAGCCGTGAGCTTGCGTCGCTAGCGCAACTCGTGGGCGTGCGCGCATCCGATGGCGCGGTCCGTCAGGCTTCGGTGTACGGTCGCGTGCGTGATGAGCTGTGGGCCTCTCTTGCCCAATGGATCAAGGAGGGCGGCACCATCCCCGAGGACCCCCGCCTAGCTCGCGAGCTTCACGCCCCCGAGTGGTCGACGGACATCAGGGGCCGCATGAAGGCGACGCCGAAGGAAGAGCTGCGCAAGGCCCTTGGGCGCTCCCCTGACCGTGCCGACGCCGTGGCCCTCGCAGTGTGGGAGGTCCCCATGTCCGAGGATGTCTTCGACGAAGAGGATACAGACTTGGGTGTCGCGGTGGGCGCAATCGATCCTTACGGGGGAGCCATCAGCCCCTGGGGGTGAGGTGTCAGTGCTGCGGGTGACGGGCTACCGTTGCCCCCGTGGGATTGCAGGAATTCACTCGGGCGCTTCTGGGGATCTCGACGTACCAGCCGCGCCCGCGCTCCCCGGCCCCTGACCAGGATTCGGAGGAGCTTGCGCGCTCGTCTCTCGGCGGAGCGCTTGCTCCGCTTCCTCAGACTAAGACGCGCTGGATCCTCAAAGACCTAGAGGACGCCCAATGGCTCGCCGACACTGGCGACCTCACGCGCGCTGCCCAGCTCGCCCGGTCGTCCAAGACGGACGGCGTGGTGATGGGTGTCCTCTCGACGCGCACGGGCGGACTCGTGCGCCTTCCCAAGCGCTTCCGTGGCGATCCGGAGATCATCGAACAACTGGAGTTCGGGCACGATTCCGTCCGGTCGATCTTCGACGAACAGTTCCCGCCCCAGGAGCTTTCGGCACTCGCGGCCGACGGCGTCATGCTCGGCGTCGGAGTGGCGGAGCTTGTGCCAGTCCCGGGGCGCTCTTACCCGGTCATGGTGAGGCTCGATCCTGAGTGGCTCTATTACCGGCGCGACGATGGGTGCTGGTACTACCGAAGCATCGCGGGCCCGATCCCGGTCATCCCCGGCGACGGCCGATGGATCTTGCACATGCCCGGCGGGCGGGTCTCTCCGTGGCACTCAGGTTGCTGGCGCGCGGTAGGCCGAGCCTTCATCAACAAGGAAGCCGCCCTCCTTTACGATCAAAACTGGATGGGCAAGCTCGCCAATCCGGCGCGCGTCGCGATGGCCCCTCAGGGCAGCACCGAAGACGCCCGCGTTGGCTGGCACCAGAAGGTCATGGCATGGGGCGTCAATACTGTTTTCAGCTTGAATCCAGGTTGGGAAGTGAAGCTCCTGGAAAGCAACGGAGTGGGCTCGGAAGCCTTCAACCGCGCCGTCGAGAGAGCCGAGCGAGAGATCGTCATCGCGCTTGCGGGGCAGACTGTCACCACGGACGGCGGCACCGGCTTTGCCAACGCGGACATTCACAAGTCGATCCGTGCTGACCTCATCAAGCAGACGGCCGACGATCTGGCGTACACAATCAACACTCAAGGGATCCCTCAGTTCGTCGTCCGCCACTGGGGCGAGGAGGCTCTCCAGAATTCCCCATGCGTTGAGTGGGACGTTACCCCGCCCCAGGATCGCAAGGCCGACGCCGAAGCGCAGAAGGCCAAGGGCGAAGCAATCAAGGGTCTGACGGACTCGCTTGCTCGCTACGGCTACGAGTTGGATATCGCGGAATTCATGGCATCGTCGAACATCCCGATCCGCCCGACGACTCGTGCCGGAGTGGTGCCTATGGCTGAGGTGTCGAGCGCGATCAGCATTGCGAAGGACGCAGGGATCCGCCCAACGTCCTCGGCTGCTGCGATGATTCTGGCCGCCCTCGGTATCGAGTCGGAGCCGGTGCCGTCGGACCTCCCCGCACGCATCAAGCTCGACCTTGCCCCCACGGACGTTGCCAAGGCCGTGAAGCTAGACGAGGTGCGAGCCTCGCAGGGCCTGCCCGCGGTCGGTGGCGAGGAAGGCGATCAGTGGCTCGCCGAAGTTGGGCAGACCGCGCCCGAGGTGTCACCGCCCGCGACAGTGGGGGAGAATAGCGCCAATGGCTGAGAGATTCGCAACCACTGGCGAGCCGCTTGCGGTGTCCCCCGCCGCGCTACAGCGCAACGCGGAAACGGGCGCCTTCGGCTTCCTGCTCCCGCTTGCGCCTGAGCCTCGCCCCGCCTTCGAGGTGAAGGGGCGCGTGGCAGTGGTCGACGTGCGCGGCCCACTGTCGCACCACGACGAAGGGTGGGGCGACTCGTACGACGGCCTGAAGCATCGAGTCCTAGAGGCCATGACGGCCGACGTTGACGCCGTGCTTCTGAGCATCGATTCCCCCGGCGGCATGGTGTCCGGTTGCTTCGACTGCGCCGATGAGCTGCGGTGGATCGCGGACGCGTCGGGCAAGGCCCTGGTGGCCTACGTCGACGGCTGCTCAACCTCGGCCGCCTACGCGCTTGCATGCTCAGCCGATGAAGTTGTCATCCCTCCGGCTGGGCTCGCCGGATCCGTCGGAGTCATCCACGCGATCCGAGAGTACAGCGCAGCCGACAAGGCACAGGGGATCGGAGTCACCGTCCTGAAGTCAGGCGCGCGCAAGGCCGACGGTAACCCAGACGAGCCCTTGAGTGACGCCGGCATTGCCGAGCTTCAACGAATCATCGATGCGCAGGCCGCGGTGTTTTTTGAGCTTGTGGCCCGTCGTCGGAAGCTCGACCCCGAAGCCGTCGCAAGCTGGGAGGGACGAATCTTCGTGGGCGCCGAAGCGGTCGCCGCTGGGTTGGCGGACTCGATCGCCACGGAGGATCAACTACTCGCACGGCTCAATGGTGAGCCAAGCGCAGTGTCAGAGGCCCCCAAAGGGCAGGAGAATACGAGCATGGATCTCGAAGAGATGAAGAAGGCCCTGGCCGCGCTTGCAGAGGGCGAGGACCAGGACAAGGCGAAGAAGGCCAAGGCGGCGCTTGCGGCGCTCGCTGAGGACGAAGAGGAAGAGGCTCCCGCAGAAGAGAAGAAGGAGCCCGAAGCCGAGGACAAGGAAGAGGACAAGGCCGCCAAGGCCCTGGCCATGGTCGAGGACATCCGTCGGGAGCAGCTCATCGCTGCGCGCCCGGATCTCTCCGCCGACCAGCGCAAGGGGCTCGCGGGTGTGCCGCTAGCGGCGCTCCCCGGCGTGCTCTCTGCCATCCCCCGCATTGCCTCCCCCGTCGAAGGCGCCCGCGCTGCCCTGGGTGTGCAGCCCGCCGCGCGTGCTCCCGAGGGCGGAGATCACAACCACGAGGCCGACATTGCCACCATGAAGGCACTCGGCATCGCAACCGAGCCACTCGTCACCCGAGAGGCGAACGTCATGACCATGAGGGCTTGCACCCCTGAGGAAGCTCGCAAGCACCTCGCCACCCTGGAGAACAGCCGATGACCGCACTCGCCGCAAAGGGCCCCATGAGGCTCGTTTCCTTTGGCTCTCTGGACATGGCCGTCACCACGTCGGCCACCATCCAGGAGGGCTCACTAGTCGCCCTGGTGCTCGGCACCGGCAAGGTCCAGGCCGCAACCGGAGCGAGCAATGAGCTAGTGATCGGCAAGGCTGGGCGCAAGGTCGTACAGTCCGCCTCCACTCCCAACTGTGAGGTCCGGTTCGCCCGCGAGCACTTCGGCTACCTGTTCATCAACGACTCCGGCACCGCCGTTGCAGCGACGGACATTGGTAAGATCTGCTATGTCCTCGACGATCAGACGGTCACCATGGCCGTCACCGGCAAGGGCATCGCGGGTCGCGTTTGGGCCGTGAGCGCGTCGGAGGGCGTCCTAGTGGAGCCCCTGGACGTTCTCACCCCGAACCGCTCCGCCGGCATCACGCTGGGCTACGTCACGAATGACTGTGTCCTGACGGCAGCTCAGGCGCAGGATGGAAACGTCTTCGACGTGCCCACCACGGCCGCGGCGTCGACCATCACCCTGCCCGTCACTGGCGTTCCCGACGGAACGACTCTGACCTTCGTGGCCGACGGCACGAAGAACGGGCACACCGTGCAGTACCGGTTCGGCACCACGAACATCACCGCCGCACTCACCGCCTCGAAGATCCATCGCGTCCAGGTGACGAAGCTCGGATCGGGCTGGGGCGCAACATCCACCGTCGCCCCATGAGGAGTTGAACCATGAGCGTTTCACTTGTCGAAGTTTTGACCAGCGCTGAGAAGCACTGGCAGAGGATCCAAGAGACTGAGTACGCGCGCTTTGCGACGCGCACTTGGTACAACCGGGTTGCCAAAATCCGGCAGTCCGCCAGCCGCACCGAGATCGTTTCGTGGCTCCTGAGCAACGTCACGATCAAGGACCAGGGCGAGTCCGGCGGCAACTTCAAGTTCGACGATCTGGTCGAGCTTTACACGGAGTACACCAACCGCTTTGCCGGTACGGCTCTTCGCCTCCCTCGGGCCAAGTTCGAGGACATCGCCAACGGCGTCATTGGCGGCGAAGGGATCCAGGCGGGCGCCGAGTGGTCGGCTCAGACTGGCATGTACGCCGCCTACTGGCCGCAGAAGAAGGTGGCGGACTTCATCAAGGCCGGCGAGACGAACATCGGCTATGACGGCAAGGCACTCTTCGCCACCGACCACCCGGTGAACCCGAGTGACGCAAGCAAGGGCACCTACTCCAATCTGATCACCGATGCCTCGTACACGATCACGAAGGCGAAGACTCCCGATCAGAATCTGGAGGCCCTCAAGTTGATCAGCGCGCACATCCGCAAGATCAAGATGCCCAACGGCGTCGATCCTCGGTTCCTGCGGGTAAGCGCACTGCTCTCCGGCCCCGAGCTTTCTCCGACCTTGCAGGAGGTCACGCAAGCGAAGTTCATCGCTCGCGGTGTTGGCGGAGCGGCGACCGGCGGAGGTTCCTCCGACGTGTCCACCGTCCTGGCGCGCGCTGGCTACGGTGAGCTGATCGAGGCCGACGAGTTCAGCACTTCGAGCGACGACGACGCATCGGTCTACGTGGTGTGCGAGCAAGCGAGTCAGTCGCAACTCGGCGCCCTGGTCTATGTCGACCGTCAGCCCTTCACCACGCGCTACTTCACCGGCATGGGTGGGGGCACTGGCGCCGACGCGGAGCTGAGCCGCAAGGAAGAGCTGGAGTGGCATTGCAGCGGCCGTAACACGGTCGGAGCGGGCCACCCCTTCCTGATCTTCAAGGTCCGTCCCGCCTGATGAAAGTGGGCCCCGGGGAAACTCGGGGCCCTTCATCCCATGACCCAACTGACCCTCGCAGAGTTTCGCGATCGAACCGTGATGCCCGCCAGCATGGTGGACGAGTTGTCGTCCCTTGCGCCCGGGTGGATCGAGAATCAGATCACGATGACCGAGGCGTGGATCTACAGCCGCCTACGCAAGCGCTACGCAACCCCCTTTGCCGATCCAGTGCCCGAGACTTTCCGCGCTTGGGTCGTCGCGGTGGTCACGGTCAAGGCGTTCCAGCGAATGGGCGTCGACCCGAGGGACCCGCAATTCGAAACCATCGCGGCTGACCGCAAGATGGCACTGGACGAGATCAAGGAAGCCGCCGACTCGAAAGACGGGCTCTTTGATCTGCCGGTGCGCCAGGACACTCAGAGCACCGGGATCTCACAAGGTGCCCCCCTCGCCTACTCGGAGCCCACGGCATACGACTGGCTTGACGTGCAAGCGGGGAGGCTGACGGGTGTCTGACCCCTTCGCGCTCACTGCCCTCTTCGATGGGGTCAAGGCTCAGTTTGAGGCCGACGGCACCATGGGCCTCTTCCGCTTCGGCTGGCGTGAAGCGGACAAGCAATTTTCAGAGCAGCGAGTGATCGTGTTCGTCCCCGGCGATACGTCCGGCGGCATCGGGCAGATCCTCCCCCCGAAGTTCCCCGGCGGCAACCCGCGCAACCTCGCGACAGTGGATGAGCTTGTCACGATCTACCTGGACGCCAGGGACGCGACCGAGCCCGAGAATGAGCGCAAGCAGTACGCGGCCGCGCGCCTTCTGTTCGATGACTTTTACCGCGCGGTCTACCTCAAGGCCCATGGTCGATTCGCCCTGCGCCGTGTCACTTGGTTGACCGATAAGAAGGTGCGCCGGCTCGGGGCAACCATCGAAGTTCTCATGACGATTGAGGGCACGGTGCCCGACGTCGCCTCGGGCGAGGTTGGCCCCACTACTGACGTGCCGGTGGGCTTCTCCGCCGAGGTGTCAGAGTTGGACGTAACGACTACCATTGAAGTCACAGAGGTTCCGGCATGACTCTACCCCGGCTCACTATTACTCAGGTCGACAACGCACTCGGGGCAACGGCTCCCGCTACTCGGAACCTCGCGATCGTTGCGTGCTCCGAGAGCGGCACTGCGGCCACCCCTCAAGCCTTCACGCGGGCGTCATCCGTCCTGTCCACCTTCGGGCAGGGACCGCTCACCGAAGGCGCTGCCCGCGCGATCAATCGCTACGGGCTGACGGTGGTTTGCGTCAAGGCTGCGCAGGCCACGGCTGGCACCGTGGGCACGCTGACCAAGACTATCACCGGGACGTGTGTCCCGACGGCGGCGGGCGGGGCTGCCCCTCTCGATGCCTACGAGGTGGTCATCACGGTGGTCACTGGCGGCACTGTCGGCGTCGCCGGAATCACCTGGACCTACTCGCTTGACGGCGGGCGGACCACCTCGGCGCCTCAGACTCAGGGCACCGGAACGACTCTCACTGTCCCCAGCTCGGGCGTGAGCTTCACGCTCGGCGCTGGCACGCTGGTAGCAGGCGACACCTGGGCCTGCCCGACGGTTGCCCCCGCCTTCGATGCCACCTCACTGGGGGCTGCCCTCGACGCACTGGCGGCCACCGCTACCGCATGGGACGGAGTGCTGGTTCTCGGCAACCTCACCGGGGCATTGTCCGACGTGGTTGATGGAAAGCTCGCCAGCATGGCGACGGCCGGCAAGTACCACTGGTGGTGCGGCCACTTCCGGATGGCCAACTCCGGCGAGTCGGATGCGACCTATCAGACCGCCTTCGGCTCCGAGTTCAACGCCAAGTCGTCGATCTACGGAGGGGTTTCCTTCGGCGACCACTGGTTCACTTCGGACGTGTCCGGGCGGGTCTACAAGCGCCCGGCAATCTACTCCGTCGCCCCCTTCGGTCAGTCGCAGTCCGAGGAGATTGACCCTGCCGAGCTTGACCTCGGGCCCCTCCCCGGCACTCAGATCCGGGACGCGAATGGGAACATCCTCTTTCACGATGAGGCTGAGCAGCCCGGGGCGGACGATCTGCGCGCCATCACCCTGCGCACCTGGGACGGGTTCCCCGGGACCTACGTCGGCAACTTCCGGTTGCTCTCCCCGGCGGGCTCCGACTTCCAATTCTTGCAGCACCGTCGCGTGATGAACATTGCCCTCACGGAGTCGCGGCTGTTCCTCCTGCGCAGGCTCTCGAAGGCCACCCGAGTCAACAAGACTACGGGCAGGATCCTGGAGTCCGACCGCCTGCGGATCCAGGATGGCCTGAACGGCAAGCTCCGCAGTCGACTCACGGGCAAGGGCAAGGCCAGCGACGCCTACTGCATCGTGAGCGGGGACGACGATCTCTTGGGAGGCGATCCCCTGACCGTCCAAGTCTTCGTTGTGCCACTGGCATACCCCAAGGCGATCAATGCGTCCGTCGGCTTCGTCAACCCGGCTCTTCAGGCCGTCTGAGGTGATCCATGTCTGATCCGATTCGCGTCAACGGCAACCTGTTTTCCTGGGGCTCGATCCTCGTCACGGTGGACGGCGAGGTCATCACGGGCTTCACCGAGATCACCTACGGGGACAAGCGGGAGCGCGTCGAAGGCTACGGGCTCGGCTCCCATCACGGCCCACTCGGGCGGAGCGCTGGCAAGTACTCCACCGATGAGAGCAACCTCAAGGGCAAGACTCACGCGGTGGCCCACCTCCGCAACCGACTCGCCGCGCTTGCGGCTGACGGCCGGAGCTACGGGAGCGTGGAGTTCCAGGTGGACATCTTCTATGGGGAGAGTGACCTGGACTCCCACTCGGTCAATCTGCTGAGTTGCGTCGTCACGGCTGACAGTGCGAGCCGTTCCGAGGGCGCCGACCCGCTTGAGGATGAGCTGAAGCTCAAGCCGCTTTACATCTATCGAGACGGGACTACGCTGTTCGATTCGTCAACGTACCTGCCTTGAGCAGGGTGAAAGGAAGGGAACATGGCAGAGGACAAGAAGGCGGCCGCGCTAGCGAAATTGGCGGCCGCCAAAGCGAAGCGTGAGCAAGCCGAGCAAGCAGGCGCGGAGGATCGAGAGGTAGCGAACATCCTCCGGGACGCCGAGGTCGAAGAGAAGCTAGCGAGGGCCATTGCCGAGCATGGCGTGGGCCGAGCGGGAGCAATCAAGGTCGGGCCGTTTGGGTTCGTCCTGGTGGCTCCGCCCCGAGCTTCCTACATGCGGTTTCTCGACTCGAAGAACAGCAAGACTAGTGAGGACATGCTCTCACTGGTCTCAGTCTGCCTCTACCCGAAGGGTGCCGAGTCGACGGCGGAATTCACCCGAGCCCTTGAGCTGTACCCGGCCCTCATTGCCGGAGCCGGCGATCTGGTGGTGAAGCTCTCTGGTCGGGCACGGGAGGACGACGAGGGAAAATAACCCGGGCCCTCGACAGGGCCCACGAGTCGAAGCGGGAAGCCGCAACGTGCCTGATGGATCTACTCGTCCCCGGCTGGCTCAATGAGGACCCGGAGTATCACTCCCGAGTCGCCGGGGCGATCCTACTGACTGAAGCCCTCAGGGATCTTCGGATCCTCCGGATGGCCCTCACGAAGTCGGACTGATGGCAACCCGTCGTAAGAGCAATGACCGCCGGCCCATGGTGTACGGAACCGCCTTTGGGTCGGCGGCTGCGGAGGCCGCGGTGGGCGATCTGGTCGCCCGCCTTCGGTCCTTCGAGGGCGACGCAGAAGCGGCTGCAAGCGACTGCGCCGAAGCCGTTGGGAACCAACTCGTGCTGACCGAAGTGTCGCGGCAAGACGCCTACGGTCGCCCGTGGGAGCTGACCAAGGAAGGCAAGCGCCCACTCGCCAATGCCCCCGGAGCCACCGAAGTGAGCGCCACCGGAAGCCAGATCCGGATCGAGCTTTCCGGGCATCACGTAGCCCACCACATTGGATGGGCGAAGGGCTACGCGGGCGGAACGAAGATGCGCCGCCCTATCATCCCCGACGGGAAGAAGGGCATCCCAGAGAAGTGGATCCAGGCCATGCGTGGTGTCTTGGCGAAGGTGCTCGGGCTAGAGTAAATCAATGGCTGACGGCGGCGCTTCATTCGTTATCGACCTGGACGCCAGTTCCGCCGGCATGTCTGCCGAGCAGGCGGCGGACAAGCTTGAAGCGCTCAACGCCGAGATGGCCAAGGCTCGCGATCTGGCGAAGGCTTGGCAGGCCGCCGGCAAGTCGGGCAAGGAAGGTCTAGCAGCGCAGAGGCGGCAGATCGAATCCCTGAAGGCGTCGATCCAGTCGCACAACCTCGCCATGGCGAAAGAGGGCGTCACGCTTCGCGAGGTACGCAACCGTCGCAAGGAACAGGCGGAGTCGCAGAAGAAGGCGAAGGACGCGGCCATGGCGGAGGCCAAGGAACGCGGGGCCGCTATGCAGCGCTATCAGGCCGACCTGCGTAAGGAGCAGGAGGCAATCGGCAAGGGGCGCGCGGCATCGATGAAGCTCACCAAGGAATCACGTGCCGCCTTGCTCGCCGAAGCCGCCGCGGCCTACGCCTTCGCTGCGTCGATTGGCGTGGCAGTGGCCGCCCTCGGCGCCTTCATCGTCAAGTCAGCCGACGCCCGCCGCTCAGAGCTACTCCGACTTGAAGGCATGACGAAGATGCGATCATGGTGGGGAGTGGCCGCCGGCAACGCGGGCGAGCTACAGGCCGCCATTGACCGCGTGAGCGCGTCCAGTGCCATCAGTCGCGATCAGGTCGCGAGCTACACGACGCAGCTCTACAAGGCCGGCTTGCGCGGGGACAACCTTGTGCAGACCCTGGACGCCATGGCAATCAAGGCGTCGGCGCAGGGCGAGGAGGCGGCGCAGGCTTTCGCCGGCTGGGCCACTGGCGCAGCCCTCGCGGGCCACTCCGTCAAGGGCCTCGCCGACCGAGTGCGCGGGCAGCTCGGGGGCATTGTCCAAAAGCAGATGCTTTCACTCGATGTCCAGTGGATGAAGTTCAAAGAGAACATCATGGGCATCGGGAAGGCGTTCAACATTGAGCCCGTCTTGCGCGGACTGAACACCGTCCTGTCAATGTTCCGCGAGGGCTCCGCCGTGGGCGACGCTTGGCGCTCGATCCTTCAGGCCATCTTCGGCCCCATCTTCGAGGACGGCGAACAAGGCGGACTTGCAATCAAGCGAGTGATCCAGGGCGCAACGATTGCGATCCTCAACATGGGGACAGCCGGGCTCAAGGCATCCGCGGCCATCGGTCGCATGATGCCCGATTGGGTGAAGCGCGATTGGGTCGACTGGAACGACGCGCTCAAGGTCACTGAGTACGTTCTGTACGGAGTAGGCGGCGCGCTTGCGGTTGTGGCTACCGGCTTTGCTATGACCGCCGCTCCACTGATCATCATGGGAGGGGCGCTTGTCGCCGCTTGGACCGCCGCGAAGAACTTAGCGAATACCCTCACGGAAGCGTGGGACTCCCTCAGTCGCTTCGGCTGGGGCAACCTCGGAACGATGATGGTCAACGGCCTAGTCGAGGGCATCAAGTCGGCAGCCTCGGGAGCGGTCGACGCTATCGGCGGGCTCGCCGCTTCGATGCGCGACAAGTTCAAGGACGTGATGGGGATCCATTCGCCCTCTCAAGTCTTCGCCGACTTCGGGCGCAACATTGGCAAGGGCACCGCTCAAGGCGTCGGCGACGAATCTCCCCGGGCCCAACGCGCAGTCGAGGACATGGTTCACCCGCCGCAAGGCGCGTTCTCCGCCACGACGAACAACTCTTCGCGGTCGGTCACGATCCACAACCTCAACGTCACCGCCGGGGCCCAAGGCATCGGGGCATCCGTGAGGGATGAGCTGTATCGAGCGCTCGAAGGTGTGGCACTTGAGATGGGAGGCGCCCGTGTTTGATCCCGTCAACGGCTCTGCGGATTCGGTCTTCGTGCGCGGCCGCCCGCTCCCCGGGATCTGCCGAATCGTCGGGCTGACCCGCAAGGCGAAGATCGATGAGCTGATGGGGAGAGGCATAGCGGGGTCGTTTCTTGTCTACAACGGGCGCCAGCTCTCCCGATGGCAAATTGAGGTGACGCTCGGATTCATCCCTCAGGACTATGAGACTTGGGAAACCGAGTGGATGTCACTCTTCAAGTTCCCGAAGGGCATGATCCGGGACAAGGACAGATCGAAAGAGATCGCCTACGACATCAGCCACCCCGCACTGGCGGCTGCTGGCGTAAAGCAATTTACCATCGAAGAGATCAAGGGCCCCGAGTCCTTGGAGCACGGAAACATCAACAAGTACTCGCTGAGTTGTATCGAGTTCGTCCCATTCCCCAAGATTCAGACCGCGAAGATCACATCCCCCGCCGCCACTCCCGAGGACCCTGGCGATAAGCTAGTTCGCGAGGCCAACGAAGGATTCAAGGCCGCGCACGCCGACAATGCCAATGCGTGGAAGTTCAATCCATGAGCGCCACCCTCGACCGCTCCAACGCCCTGACTCTGACCCTGACAGTGCCCTCTGAGGGCGTTTGGGTGGCCGAGTGCGCGACGGACGGACCGCCCCCCGCCGAGGGTGCCCGGTGCCTGCTGACGGTGCTCGGCGTGGCCTACTCCGGGACGTGCGTCCGCCGTGGGGAGTACGCCGGCAAGGGCTCCGCCAGAGTCGTCGGCGGCGCCGCGTCCTGGGGGGCCACCCTGCCCCCGAGGGGCTACCACTCCGACGCCGGGGTGCGGACCTCCGCCGTGGTGGCAGACCTTGCCCGGGAGACTGGCGAGGCCCTGGCGTCGCCCCCCACCGGCATCCTGGGCACTGACTGGTCGAGGTCCACCGGGGAGGCGTCCCGCTCCCTCTCTGCTGCTCTCCGTGGCGGCCCCTGGTATGTCGGGGCGGACGGGCTGACCTACTGCTCCCAGAGGCCATCAGGGGCCATGGCGGGGCAACTCCTGGAGTGGGACCCGGCGCAGGCCCTGGCCATCCTCGCCCCCGGTGACTCCCTGGTGGGGGTCGAGCCCGGGCGGACGATCTCGGACGAGAGGCTACCCGGCCCACTGACGGCTCGGGAGATCCGGGTGGAACTCGGCGGCTCCGCCGTCCGGGTCATGGCGTGGTGCCCCCCAGAGCAGGGCCCGGGCCGAGCCGCTACCGCCCTGGCCGCCATCGTTGCACAGGCAACCCCGGTGAGGCTTTGGGGCAAGTACCGCTACCGCGTCTTTCGGATGAGCGTTGACCGAGTCGAAGCGCAGGCCGTGCGCAAGTCGTCGGGGCTCCCGGACATCGTCCCGGTCACCATGTGGACAGGGCTCCCCGGCGCATGGGGCGACCTGACCATGGGCTCCGAAGTCCTCGTGGAATTCATCGATGGTGACCCGTCGGAGCCAATCGTCACAGCCTTCGCCCCCAAGGGCTCGGGCGGCTTCGTGCCCAACTCGATCTCATTGTGTGACGGCCAGAACCCAGTGGCTCGGGTGGGAGATACGGTCACTGTCTTCGTCGCCGGCCCGCTACTGTTCACCGGAACTGTGGGCGGCTCTCCGGCAACCGGAACCATCACGGCAAGCGCCCCCCTCATGGGCGTCATTGGCACGGGCAACCCGAGGGTGAAGGCGTGACCACCTGGACGCCCGTTGGCTCGCTCACTCTCGGCGCATGCGTGCCCTCTGCCGTCGCCCTTGAAGGCGCGCTCACTGCGAACATTGGCCTACAGCTCCCGAGCCTTGAAGCGCAGCTAGCCGGCGCCGTTGCGGTGCAGGCGTCCGTCACCGTCTCACCCCCGACGCTTGCGGCCCAGCTTGACGCAGCCCTGGCCGTCGTTGCCGGACTGCAGGCGAGCATCGCCCTTGGGCTGCCGGGTGTCGCGCTTGACGTGTCAGCCATGGTCCAGATCATCGCCGAGCTTGAGGCGTCGATTGGCAAGCTTCAAGCGGACCTCGCGCTAGCGGCCGGGATTGGCTTGCAGCTCGGGACCCCTGGCGTGTGGCTCTACGCCGTCGAAGGTCGCCCCGAGGACATCATCCCCGGCGGCATCCCTGGGGTGTCTGCTGACGTTGCTGGGGTCATACTCTTGGGTACGGATGCGGGCGCCGTTGCGGCGATCCAATCCGTATTCAGGACGGCATGATCTGGGACTTCGCGTCAACCTTCGCCACACTCGCAGAAGCCGAGCCCGTAGCGGCAACGGCTCCGGATGTCCCGCTGTACGGATCCGACCTGCAATGCACGGATGATCTTACGGAGGACATGACCGAACGCGACGGCGCCGACCCGCTACTGGTGGCCGAGCACTTTTACCGGATGCTGCGCACCCCTCGAGGAACGCTAGTCGACGCTCCTGCGAGTGGCATTGACCTCCGAAGTTCGCTGAGCAAGGGCCTCACCCAACAGGGGCTCGCCCTGCTTCGGGACCAGATTGCAGCGCAGGCCGAGGACGATGATCGGATCGATTCCGTCAACGTCCAGATCGTTCCGAGTGACGATGGCTCCGAGCTTGAGATCACAGTGGGAGGCGTGCTCTCCGACTCGGCGCAGACCTTCACCCTCATCATGGGCCTGACCGATTCCGACCTCCTACTGCGGGAGATGCTCTCATGATCTCGGACCTGTTTACTCCCGTGACCGTCGAAGACGCCAAGGCGTCGATCTATGCCCAGCTTGAGCGCATGGGCGTTCGGACCGCCAATTGGAAACCCGGCGGCGTCGTCCGAACCATCATCGCAATCGTTGCTGTCCTGGTGTCCACCTTCTCCGAGCTTGTGGCGCTCGCCATTGCGCAGGGCTGGCTCTCGACGGCCACCGGGCAATGGCTGACGAACAAGGGCGAGGGCGACTTCGGCACGTCACGGATCGCGGCGTCGGCTGCGGGGGGAGTGCTGCGACTGACCAACACTGCCGGCGGCTCGTTCAGTGTCGGGGCAGACGAACTGATCGTGGGCAACCCCACCACGGGGGCGCAGTACCGCAACGTCGCCGCGTTCACCCTCTCACCCCTCGGCGTGGTGGACATCGAGATCGTAGCGACCGAGGCCGGGGCATGGACAAGCTCCGCCGCTGGCACGGTCACGGAGTTGGTCACCCCCCTAACCGGCGTGACGTGCTCCAACCCAGACGCGCTTGTGGGCACCGACGAAGAGTCAGACGCACTCTACCGCGAGAGGTGCATGGCTGCCCCCGCGATGAATTCGCCGGCTGGCCCCTCCGACGCCTACAGCTACGCAGTGAGGACTTGGCCGCGCTCCGACGGCACCCCCACCGGGATCACCCGAACGCGCACGGTGAGCGACGGCGGGACCGGCGGGATCACTGTGGTGGCCGCCACTGGCTCAGGCTCGCCGCTCTCTGCGGACCTGTCCTACTTGCAAGAAAGACTGATCAACGAAGTCCTTACGGAGTGCGCCACCGTGTCAGTCGTGGCCGCTTCGCCCATCGTCGTCCCGGTGTCATTCGTGGCCTACACGTCGGACGCAGCCGTCAACACGACGGCAGCCAAGGCGGCCGCGACTACGGCTCTCCAGAAGTACATTGCTTCGGTCCCCATCGGTGGCTACCGCATTGGGTCAGCGTCGGGAGTGCTCCCCGTCGCAGGGCTCGCGGGCGCGGTTCAGGGTGCCATCACGGGGTGCTTCAAGGTCGCGATCTCGTCCCTGGCGGCTGACGTTGCGCTTGACCCGAACGAGGTTGCGGTGTCCGGCGCGGTGACACCCTCGGTCCAAGTGGAGCGCCAGCAGTGACCACCTTTCGCGAGACGGCCCAACGCATCGCCTCGCCATGGCTGAGGGGATGGTTTGGCTCCCGCCTGCTCTACTCACTGGCCATCCCGTTTGACGGCTTGTGGGAGTCACTCATGCGCGGCATTGGGGCACGGACACCGGGCAACGATCCCGAGGCGGACGCGCTCACCGGGGCGGAGCGGCGCATCCCCCGCGGCCCTGCCGAGACCGATGCCCAGTACGCTCTCAGGCTCACCCAATGGCGTCAGGCGGTAGCTCGGAAGGGGACGGCCTTTGAACTGCTGCGTCAGCTCCACGGCTACCTGAAGGATAGCTCGGGAACCTCGCTTTGGGTGACGCTGGTCACCAACACTGGATGGCAGTTCAACATCCGGGAGAACGGGACCGAGTACTACCTCATCGGCGGCGGGTGGAACGGCACGGACTGGGACGGCGAAAGCGCGCTGTGGGCCCGCGCGTGGGTCATCATCGATTGCGGGGTGAGGTACAACCGATCCGTCGCGACGTGGCACATTGGACTGGACCCTGAGCTGTACTCAGTGGGAAGCAACATGCCGACGCCTGTGGCGGCAGGGATAAGGGGAATCGTCAATGACTGGACAGCGGCTCACGTTCTCAATGTTTCGATCATTCTCAAGTTCAGCGACTCGCCGACTCTGGCCCCTTCTGGCTGGGCTCGCCTTGGCGACCGCGACGGGCTGTTTAACTTCTTCGGAGGCTGAGGACGACATGGCAATCGAGTACGCAGGCACCGCGACCTATCACTCCACGATCACTGTGGTCGACGACTCCGACCCGCCCACGGCGGCGAGCTTCGCCGCTGGTCTTCAGGACTCCGCCGACCGTGAGGCGTACCTCAAGAGCAAGGCTGACGCCTTCGACTCAGCCAACACGCGACTAGGCACGCTGGTCCCGGGCTACGGCGGGAACACCATCCGCACCTACGGGCGCGAGTCGGTCACCTCGTTGACTAATAGCTCTGCAATCATCGAGTACGAGGCGAAGGGCCTGGGCGACCCCTACCAGATTGCCAAGGTGTCGGAGCCCAACTCTGAGGAGATATGGATCGCGCTCACCCCAACGGCGCCGGCCGGTGCTAAGATCGTCCAGATCTCCTGGTGGGTCGATGGCGCATCCTGGGCGACCATGCCCAGCGTCAACGCCTACGTCGACCTCATGCAGCGCAACGTCATCACCGGATCAACGGCATCGATCATCAGCTTCACTGACGCGGCCGCAACCGTTGGGGAGATGAACGGCCCTCGGCAGATCACTACCAACCTAGTGGCACACACCATCTCTTCGGCCTGCCAGTACTACCTGAGGCTAACGGCTCCGACCGGCGGGACCGGGGCACTTCGGTATCTCCTCGCCCGAGGGGCCTACATCGCGATGGTGGCACCATGACCCTACTCGACGATCTCCCCGGCTGGGGCGCGGTGGTGAAGCTCACCGGGCCCACCGAATCCGTGAGCGTGACTCAGGTCAACAATCGGATCGTGCTCAAGGTTGGGCGCAACGGGACGCAGACCGTCACGATCCCGAACGCGACCACGCTCATTGCCGGCGCTCGGATCCTCATCCTCGGCGACGACGTGAACCTTGGCAGCGGCAAGGAGGCCACGATCGTCGACACGCTGGCCACGATCTCGGTGGAGGTTGATGCCTACTCGGAGGTCTACGAGCTACTGTGGACCGGAACCGAGTGGGTCATCGCAGGGTCCTCGACTGCCACCATTGCATGGGGGGATGTCACGGGGAAGCCGACGCTAGGCGGAGCGGTTGGGACCGTGTTCATCGGCGACGGCGATGACGCGGGCACATTTTCAAGCACACCTCAGGTGGATAAGGTCAAGTTCTCCAACGCCAGCCGGGAGATTACGATCCCGACGACGACCATCATCCGGTGCGCGGGCAACGCCCTGGAGTCGTATGGGCCGGAGCGCCTGCAGTCCAGCATCTCCCCGGTGGTCAGCTACGGAGGGACGGACGCCAGGGTCCAGACTGGATACCGCGTCTTCGTCCACTGTTACGACGGGTCAGGGGTCGTCACCCCGTCAGTGCAGACTATCGACTTCGACCTGACGTACCTGACGGCTGACTCTGGGTATCAGCCACAGGTGGCGGTCAACGCCTTCCGCATGATGGCTATCGCCTCGTTCTACGCGGACGGCGGAGGCGTTGGGGAGGTTGCGCACTTCGAGACCAAAGGCACCCACTACGACAATCCGGCAGCGGGGCGCGGAGCTTCCGCGACGACGACAGTGGCGGCAGGGGCGTACACCGGAACGCCATCAACCACCTTCGCATGGTCGGCGCCATCCGCTGGTGTGCTGCGCCTGACGTTCACGCCTCCCTCGGTTGACAACGTGACGCTTGCTCTCCGCCTCGAAGTGCTCGGGACCAAGGGATCCGGCCCTAACAGCGGCACCTGAGGGTATCACTCCCCCATGGGTCTGAGACAATCGGGCCCATGGGAACCAACTTCTACCCGGGGCGACGGGGCGCGCTGACAACGGATTGGAGCGCCGCCTACACGACTGCTACCCCGCACACTCTGACGCTCATCAATGAGAGTGGAGTGGCCGCGGAGATCATTGCGATCAGTGAGGCGGGCGACAACGACGACATTGCCTTTTGGCTCGTGCCTGGCACCGTCACCGCCGTCATCCCAAGCGTGATGCTCCCGAGCTTCAAGGCCAAGGCTCTGAGCGGCACTCCCACCTTGCAGGTCGTCGCCGAGAAGCGGGGCCCGCAGGAGTAATGCAGGTCGCGCTCTCAGAGCTGCGCCGGGCGATCCTGGGCAAGTGGGACGACTCCCTGACGGGGACGACCACCGGCATCGGAGCGTCGGCGGTCTCGGTCAAGGTAGTGGCCGGGCTCACGTCACTGCGTGGCCTGTGCCTGCGATACGACCAGGACGACCGGCTCGACTTCATCCAGGAGATGGGCCACCAGTGGGACTTCGGATCGGTGGTGATTCATTGCCACTTCATGCCGCTGGCTCCTGTCACCGGCACGCCCACGGTGCGGTTCCTGGTGCAGTACGCGTGGATCGACGGCGGGGCGATTGGTCCGGAGCAAAGCGCTACGGTTTCGGTGGTGCTCGGGGCAGCGGACTACCGAAAGAAGATCAATGCAACACTTGCCCCCGTGTCCCCTCCCGCTGCCCCGTCGGCGTCGACCTTCCTTGCCTACTCGGTCACTAGGCTCGGGTCGTCCGATGCGCTCGACACCTACCAGGACAACGATTCGGTGAGCCCCGTGCAGGCAAACGTCTGGCTCTTGGGCGGCGGAGTTCACCGGCAGATCAACAGGCTCGGAACGGATACGGAGACGGCATGAACGTAATCACTGGCGGGCAACCGCAGAACGGCACAGTCCAATCCCTCACCGCGACCGACCACCTCGCGGCGAAGATCGCAACCCCTGCCATCGGCGGCGACGGCGAGGCGCGGCTGTATGCGCGGAGCATCGGCGGGCAGGAGCGGTTGGCGCAGATTGGCGGCGACGCCGGAGCGGTCCCGCGCCTGCTCGCGTCGTCCGAGATGTGTTGCTACATCGCGGTGATCTACCCCTACACGGCGGGCACCACTCACCAGTGGGGGACCAGCGTGTCGGCTTCGGGCACGCTCACGACTCCGGCGCAGACCGATACGTCACTCGCGACTGAGCAAAAGCGCTGGCTGCTCACCACGGCAGCCAGTGCCAACGCGGCTGCGCTGATTCGAACCGACCGCGTCGGGTATCGCGGAGCAAGCGCAGGAAGGGGCGGGTTCACTTGGGCGAGCCGGGCGTTTGCTGAGACCTACACCGCAACCATGCGCGCGTTCGTCGGGCTGTACACTCCTGGCAGCATCCCCGGCACTGCCACGCTTTCGGCGCTTACCAACTGCTGCGGGTTCGGGTTCGATGAGGGGGACTCCAACTGGTCATTCGTCCACAACGACGGCACGGGCTCGGCTACCAAGGTGGACCTAGGAGCCAACTTCCCAACGAACGCAGGTCTCTACACGTTCACGATCACTTGCGAGCCAGGGTCATCCGTACTCGGGTACACTGCGGTTCGCAACGACACACAGCAGACCGTGGCGGGTTCAATATCCACTGAGATGCCCGACACTGGGACCTTCCTAGGCGCCCAAAACTGGTGCTCCGCTGGCAGCGGCGGGACGGCTGCTGGCCTCGCTGGATGCTTCATTTACTGCGAGGCCCCCTGCCCTAGTTGAGAGGAACTGACATGACCATTCAAGACTACATCACCGTGGGTTTCGCGATCATCGGACTCGTTGGCGCGCTTGCGTCGGCCTATGCGGCGGCTGTCCCGCCAGAGTGGAGGTCGGCGCAGATTGCGGCCCGCTTCGGCGCTGACCTCCTCGACATCAGGGCGAAGGCGCAAGGTGTCGGGCGTCCCCTGCCCTGATAGGATCTGGCCATGACCCTGAGCAACGCGACCGAAGATGCGATCCTAAGGCTCGTGCTGCACGGCACGGCCTGGACGGGCATCGCACAAAACCACTCCTCCCCACTGGCTACCCTCTGGTTCGCCCTCTACATAGCGGATCCCGGCGAGGCTGGCACGGCCACGACTTCCGAGACGGCCTATACCGGCTACGCTCGAAGGCCCTTCGACCGCGACACGGACGGCTTCACGATTCCCGGCGGAGCGGGCGCAACGTTGACCAGCAACGTGGACTTTGCCGAGTGTACCGCGAGCCCCGGCGCAGCCATCACCCACGCAGCAATCGTCGACTCTGCCAGCGGCGCAGGGAACATCATCGCATCGGGCGCGCTGTCGTCGTCAATCACGATGGCGGTAGGGACAGCTCCTCGCCTGAAGGCCACCACCACCACCTTCACGCTGGACTGACGTGCCGATCACTGTCGGCCACGCGAAGTCGGTAACCGTCGCGGACGGCGGGGATACGACTGTCGTTCGCCCGTCGGACTGGAACAGCTCACACGTTGTCACGTTCACCCCGGCGGCCACCGAACTGTCATCCCTGTTCGACTCGGTTGCGCCAACGAACGAGTCGCAGGCGAAGGTCTGGTTTGGCACGTCCGCCGGGAGCATCGTCGCTAGTGCGCAGGTCAACGGTGCTGGGCTCGGCGTGTTGTTCAACAACAGGAGCAGCCTCGGTGCGTCCGTTGTGGCGGCCGCGTCCGGGGTCGGGATCCGTGTCTGGTCCCTCAATCCTGACGTGTTTGCGGCCGACGGTGGGGTGACCTTCGGGAGTGATACCAACTCGAAGATCACCGCGTCCTGTCCTTGCTCTGTGCCATCGCCGCCCATCCTTCACATGACGGGGTTCGGCCCGCCCGGGGTCTACACGGCGCAGAACTTCATCAGTGCCAACACCTCCACCATGGCGACGTGGACGCTCATGCCGCAGACGTTGGGCACCACCATGGCCGTGAGTGCCGCGTGCGCCATCGTTGGATGGTCGGGGGCATCTTCGACGGCGGCCGCAACCCATCGCGGGAGCATTGCCCTGGGGCTCTACTCCAAGAACGCGTCCACCTATGTCAGCGTGTGGAGCACCTCACTTGACCTGTCACGTCAGGTGTCGTCGTCGTCGCAGTCGTACTCTCTGGTGGGGAACGGCGGGACGTACACAGCTTCTACCGTGAGCGCCAACTTCATTCGCGACCTTCGGATGACAGTCCCATTCGCGACCACGCTATCAGCCGGGACGTACCTCTACGCGGCGGCCTGCCAAGGGACGCTGGTCGGCCTGTCCCTGCGACTCGGGGCAATCTCTGACGCGGGCTCAGCTGCCCTTGGGTGGCCCATCGGATCGACCAATACGGCGGCGCAGCCCAACCCGTTCGGCGCGTCCACCGTCAGCCGGCCATGGTCGAGCTTCGGAACCTCGCTCAGTACCAACGCCCCCGGCACGCTCGGGGGTTTCAACAACGTTCCAATCGGTTACTTTAGGTGACTCTCTCGGAAGGGGAATCATGCTCGCACCGCAGATCGTTTCGCTCGACGTAGGCGGCTCGCACAACGCCGACCTGAACGCCTCCTTGTGTCGCCTGAACTACGAGGGCGGGTACAAGGACCTGTCCACCGTCATCATCACGCCCGGCTTTGGTTCGATGCCGACCAAGTGCGTGGCCTCATGGCTGAGCATGGTGAGCCCGCCCAATGCCAAGGTTGCTCGGCTGTGGGCGCTCGGGCTCGAAGTTGGCGAAGCGTTCAGCCAGACCGTGGCCAACGTCATGGCCCATCCGGAGCTGTCGAAGTTCCGCTATCTGCTGACGGTCGAGCACGACAACGCACCGCCCGTCGACGGGTTCGTTCGGCTGCTCTCGACCCTCGAGGCCCACCCGGAGCTATCAGCAGTGGGCGGGCTCTACTGGACGAAGGGCCCCGGCGGGCAGCCGCAAATTTGGGGCGATGCAAAGGCGCCCGATCTCAACTTCCGCCCCCAGCGCCCCGACCCCGACGGCGGACTAGTCGAGTCCTGCGGGCTCGGCATGGGCTTCACGCTTCACCGGCTGAGCATGTTCGCCGATGAACGCTTGCGCCGCCCGTGGTTCAAGACTGTTGCCGGGGCAGAGGGGAGTGGCACCCAGGATCTCTACTTCTGGGCTGATGCCCGCAAGCACGGCCACCGATGCGCGGTGGATTGCTCCGTGCGAGTCGGGCACTATGACCTCGAAGGGCGCTTCGGTGCGCCTGATTACATGTGGTGAAGGGGAACGACAATGAAGATTGACGCAACGGATACGAAGGAACTGCGCGCGGCTGAACCTTGCTCACTTGAGCGAGTGGACCTGACCAACCTGCACCTACTCAACGCGGCTGGGCGGGTAATGGTGATCACTATCGCCCATCGGAAACTCAAGCAAGGCGGGCAGCTCGGCATCGTCGGGCCGCATTGGAGCCACGGTAGGGCCTACGCCGACCCGCGCGCGGAGTGGCCGCCGCTTGCCGGTGAGTTCTTCGTGCTCGCCCACAAGCAAACGCGGGAGCAGTTTGCCCCGGGGCTTGAGAAACTGTGGGGCGATGTGGACTTTGACTACACCATTGGTGGCGCCTTCGAGCCGAGCGACGCCTACGTTGCGGCGCGCAACGATGAGACGCGCTCAACCCTCATGACCCGCAACGTCAACACCACCACTGAGCTTCACGTCACCTTGACCAAGCGCTAACCATGGCCTTCCAGAGCACAGCGTTCCAGACCAACGCCTTTCAGCAGTCGGGCGGTCCGACTATTGAGGCCCGGGACGTTGCGCTCTCCGGCAGTGGCTCGCTTGCGCCGTCGCCGCTCGCCATCCTCGCGAGGGACTCGGCGCTCTCGGGTAACGGCGCTCTCTCTCCCGCGTCGGTGGGACTTACCGGCAGGTCATGCGCGATCTCGGGAGCAGGCTCGCTTGCCCCCGCGTCCGTCGCAATGGCGGCCCGGTCGGCGGCATGCTCGGGAGCAGGGTCCCTCTCCCCTGCCTCCCTCGGGTTCGGGGCCCGGTCGGTGGGGCTCGCCGGCTCGGCCGCGCTCTCCCCGTCGTCCCTGGCCCTCGCCTGCCGCAGCTCGGCCCTGGCCGGCTCCGGGAGTCTCGCCCTGACCTCAGGGGCCACCGTTGCGGTGAGCGCATCCTGCGGGGGCTCAGGGGCTCTAGCGCCAGCGTCCGCCGCTACCGTTGCGGTGAGCGCCGCTCTGACGGGGGAGGGCACCCTGTCCCCCGACGGCTCGGCCCCCCTGATAGCGGGGCGGGACTGCTCCCTGGCAGGCTCCGGGAGCCTTGCCCCTGCCGGGGTAGCCCTGGCCTGTCGGGACGCATCCTGGGCAGGCTCAGGGGCCCTGGCGCCGGACTCGGCCGCGGTGGTCTGCCGGTCCGTCTCCTGCTCCGGCTCGGGGAGCCTCGACCCGCACTCGTCCGAGGTGGCTGCCCGGGGCGCCGCACTGACGGGAGGGGCCGAGCTTGCTCCGGCGTCGGCGTCGCTGGCTGCCCGGGGCGCGTCGCTGGCTGGCTCGGCTGAGCTGACTGTGGGCGTCGGGGTGACTCAGGGTGTCGGGGTCGCCTTCGGTGGGGTCGCGTCCCTGTGGGCTGACGGCGGAGCTACTGTCACGGTCGGCGCTTCGCTCTCCGGCTCGGGGGAGTTTCGCCCGGCGGGTGTCGGGCGGACTCGGGTCATTGACCTGTCGCGGCTGTTCCCGACTCGCGTTGAGGTGGCACTCTACCGGACCTCAGCCGAGGGCCTCGCCATTGACGCCGAGGTGTCGCCGGTCGATCTGCGGTCCGTTGTCGAGGGGCTTGCGCTCACTGCCGACGCGGGAGGGGTGTCGTTCCCGACTCGCATCTTGTAGGGTGAGTCTGTGACCCCGACGATACTCGGAGCAGTGACCAAGGCGCCCGCCGATGCCGTCGACGTGGCGGTGGCCTGGACGCTCCCGACCGGCGACTCGATTGCATCCGTAGAGTGGACCGCTACCGGTGGGATCGAAGTGGGGGCAGGGGCCATCGCGCCGAGTGTAGCGGGGCAGGTCACGACTGCTTTCGCGGTGGGCGGAGAGTCGGGGGACGCGGGGCTTCTGGTGGTCAAGCTGACCACTGCCGAAGGGCGGATCGCAACGCGCGGAGTGCGCGTCAACGTCAGGGAGGTTGCATGACTTGGGGATGGCTGCGGACCGTGGGCGAAGTGCTCGGGCTTGTCGAGAGGGCGATCCCGATTGTCGAGGACTTGACGGGGCTCGACTGCCCCTCGACTGAGCGGAGCGAGACCATCGAAGCGCGCATTGGGCAGGCGGCAGGGAGCGCGGCGAACGCAAGCCAAGCGGCCACAACGGAGAGGATGCGCCATTGAAGTGAGCAACCTAGCGCGACTCCGCGGGCCTCCCCCTTCCCCTCGCCGATGCCGCTAGGTTGCTCCCTTCAGTGACGCACGGAGGGCGCCATGTTGAGAGCCGACACCATCACCCAACTAACGATCCCGTCAGTCGCCAAAGCTCTGAGGGAGGAACTGCCGGACATGACCCCCGGCGGCGTGCTCCTGCTGACGGCGCACGCGCACCTAGAGACGGGACTACGCGCTTGCCATTGCTGGAACATCGGCAACGCCAAGTGGACCGATGGCACTTCAACGGACTGGTGCATGTTCGCTTGCGGCGAAGAGGTCCCGCAAGAGCAGGCGATCCGCATGCGCGAAACCAACCCGGCCCTCGTGGAGTTTCGCGGCTCGCCCTACAGCAGATCGGGAAAGGTGTTCCAGTCGATCTGGCTCAAGCCTCCGCACCCGTGGACGCGCTTCCGGGCCTTCGCTTCGCTTCGGGAGGGCGTCGCGGACCATATCAAGCTGCTCCGGACCGACCGATACCGAGAGGCGTGGGCGACCCTGGCTGACGGATTGCCGGGCCCCTACGCGGCCGCCCTTGCCAAGGCTGGCTACTACACCGCCGACCCGGGGCAGTACGGGCGCACGTTGCGGCGCCGGCTGCTCAAGGTGCGAGGCAACCTCATGGGCAAGCCGACGTTGCGCCCCGGCGGCTCTCCCCTGCCGGCGGCTGTCAGGGAGTGCCAGTCGCTACTCGGGCTCCCTCAGACGGGGGTCTATGATGTCGGGACCGTGGCGGGCGTGCGCAAGTGGCAGGCCGAAAGGGGCATCGGGGTTGACGGGACCTTCGGGGACGAGTCGTGGGCGACCGCGCTCCCGGCTGTCGAGGTGTGCCCGTGACCGACCGAGTGCCTGACGACGTGCTCCGCCGGATCCAGGACGACGACACGCCGACCATTCCCCCAGGGTGCGCCCCCGAGTGCCACCAGGGGGCCCGCATCGACGCACTGACAGGCGAGGTCCGGCGCCTGAGGGATGAGCGGGGCGAGGACCGGCGAGCGATCCTGGAGGCGCTCTCGGGGCTCACTGGCACGGTGCGAGGGCTGGAGGTGGCCGTCGGGGCAGTGCAGGGGCAGGTGACGCAGCTTGCCCTAGTGAGCGCCCGGACAGCCACCCTTGCCGGGGAGACTGCAAGCCACCAGGCCATGACCCCGGCGGAGGCCGAGCAGGTGGCGCCCAGCATGGCCCCGGTGAGCCGTCGAAGGTCCAGGCTGCCGAAGCCTGCGCAGACCGCATTGGCGGCCGCTGGCATCGTCCTGGGGGCAGCCGCGGCCACTGCCGCTACCCGATGCACGGAGGCCCTGGCGCCGACCGGTGGACAGCCGGCGCCACAGTCCGCGGGCGGGCCCTAGGCCATCCTAACTCACTGACGGATCCGAACAGTGTTCAACCTGGCCAGCTACGTACGGCTCCATGGGGTTGACCCGGTCGCCTGGGTCCGCCGCCATGACCTGTTGACTGACGGCCTGAAGTGCCCAGAGTGCGGGGAGCCCGTGGTCCCGGACCTGCCAATCGCTACCGCCACGCTCCGCGGCATCATGTCGCGGTGCCCATGTGGACACGAGGGTACCCCATACTGCGTGGTGGCGGCGCCTGGGACCACCGACCTACTCGACAGGCGACCAGAGAGCAGGCCACGGAAGAGGCGTCGGCGGTTGCGACTGGTCAGGTAGCCACGGGCCCTAGTCTTTCGTGGCAAAGCATGCCGGACACGCCCACTCAGCCGGGCGCACGCATTGCCCCCAGAGGTAAGCGGGCGACTGAACGGGCACGAGTGTTGCGCCACACTTGGGGCACTTCGGGCGTTCCGGGTTGGGCACGGGAGGACGATGCTTCACAGTCCAGCCCCTGCCAGTAGGTTTCGGAGTTCGACGGGCAAGGCAATCTCAGGGTCGGGAGAGATTGCCAATGCCTCGAACATGGCAAGCCCGATGTCGTGCCCGAAGCGCCACTCATGACGGGTGCCCTTGGACCGTTCGACGGCGGTGCACATGGGCAGCCGGATCCCTGCCTCGCATTGGGTCATGGTGTAGAGCCCCTCGCGGATCCAGACGGGCTCTGGGAACAGCGTCGCGATCCTGTGGCTCATGACGTGAGGGCATCGCGGGTGCCCGCCGGCCTTCAGGATCGCCGCCGCGATGATCTGCGCGTTCAGGACGTTGACCTCCACCTCCTCGGCAGTCGGCGCGGTGTAAGGGCCCATGATGTAGACGTTCAGCATAGATGATCGCTCCGGAGCGCACGGGCGAGGATTGCTTGCCCGCGAATGGTGAGGTGCAGAGAGTCGCCCTTGCGGACGGCATATCGGCGGTTGACCAGGCTCTCGGCGGTCGAAGATGGGATCGACCTTTCCGGGATCGAGTGCTCGGGGCCGGGGGAAAGGCGCATTTGCGCCAGCGCGATCAGGTGGTGCGGGGTCATGCCGGGAACCTCATCGGGTCAGGGTCTACGTCGCTAGGGTCGGGGCTCGCCTCAGGAGGGAGCGGGTCGTCAGAGTACCACCCGCAGGTGCCAGTGCGCAGGCAGCGTAGCCGGTCCTCGATGTGCTCGCCGTGTCTGTACCACGGGACGCGGTGGACGATGCTGCCGCAGTCGGGGCAGGGGTCGGATGGGTCGGGGTGCAAGGTCATGGCGCTGGACTCCCGGGCCCCGGCTTGATGGTCACGACCGCAGGACCGTTGCCGTGCAGGAGCGAGTACCGGGCGTCGCAGGCGGGGCAGTCGTACTCATCATGGCACACACACTGAATCTTGTTGAGGCACCACTCCGCGCGCTTCTTCCAGGCTTCCAGCTCGTCGACTCGCTTGGCTAGCTCCGTCGCGGCCTCCACCAGGGCGCGCCTCTCGCGAGCTAGCAATCCTCGGCCCTTTTTGAATGGCTCGAAGTTCACGACTGGTCCTCCGCTATCGAGCAATCGATCTTGATGTATTCCGCGCAAGCGGGAGCCGTCACCCTAACCTCTTGAAGCATGCCGCCGTCGGCGCCCCAGGTCGTCCTGGCTGAGCCGAGGAACACCTCACCGCACAACGTGAATTCAACATCGTGCCAGTCCACCACGACTCGCCCCTGTCGGCGCCCGAGTAGCGCTCGGCGCCTGCGCTTGCGCTCTGGTCTACTGCACACGGTCCCACCTCCAGTCGGCGTGAGGTAGATCGTAGCGCCCGGAGCCGTTGCAGGACGGACACTCGCAGGGCTCTCCGTCTATGCAAGTGGCGTCATAGATGCCATGGCCGCTGCACAGGTCACACCGTAGCATCGCCCGCCTTGGGTCGTGCCCGGCGGCCCACCAGTGGAGGAGGAGGCGGTGGGCGCGAACAGGCGCGAACGGCTGGAACCTGCGCGCTATGCAACGTGCTTCGATGTATGTCCTGATCCATGCCATCTCCCCCGCCGTCGCCGAGTCAAGCCTGAAGCGTCTGGGGCGGGTCATGGTTGCACCTCCCGCAGCTCCGCGTCTCGGCAGGACCGGGGGCGGCGCGTGCGGTAGCCCAGGAAGTCCACGACGTGACCGGCGCAGCAGTACGGCACCCCTTGCCGGTGGCGCTCGTGGCGCAGTAGTCGGCACCACGTGTCACCGCTGCCGCTGTCGCACCACTCCCCCGGGTCCTGGATGACGACGGCTAGGCGGATGGTTCGGGCGGTCATGGCTGCACCTCATCCGTTAGCACTACGCCGCTATCACGTAGCCGTGCATCGCACGCTGCCTTTGCGAGATCAATTGATGGCCACCCAACAGAGTCGCCGTCCCACTCGACGATCGCCGAGCCAACGAACGCGATCCATCGACCACCGCGCCTGTGGACGCTGGCGATCCTATCCCCATGCCCGCGTCGCTCCACGCGGGTCACCTCGCGGTTTGTCATCGACACGACTTCCCACGGCTCGGCCAGCGTCGGCAGGTACTCCAGCAGGTTGCGCACCGTTGACACTGGGAGCAGCAGCAGGAACGCCTCGTAGTCTACAGTCGACCAGTCGACTCCTGTCCCGTCGCGTAGCTTCCGGGCTCGCGCCATGCACGCCACGCCTTCTGCCAGGTCAGTGACTATCTGCTTTGCGACATACTTCGCCGCTTCCAGTTCATCTCGCTCGGTCCTGTTTTTTTTGATCACGTCACCCTCCGGAACTCGATGACCCAGACCCAGGGGTCACGGAACCAGTCGTCGTGTCCGTGGATTTCGCGCCACAGCCCCACGAAACCATCGCGCGCGCATGGCTTCGGGGCACTACACCCGCACGGCTCTGGCATCCCACAGGACAGGCACCCACCGTCTGTGATGCCCTCTGCCCTGGCGTCCTCCTCTGTGATGTCCTGCAACCGCTCCACCCTGACGCTGACGACCTCTAGTGTGATGCGTGAGGCCCAGCGGAACATGTGGATTGATGAGCGCCATGGTCCGGCGTAATGCGATGCCCCGTTGGGAGTCGGGCACACTGAAAGACCATCGTGATCGTGCTCGGCCATGTTGGCCTTGTAGTGGATCTTGGGATAGTCGTCGGATGCGTGACCTGTGACGATAGCGTGCGTCTCCCTGACCCACAGGCGGTCACCTGGAGCGCCGTAGGGGCAGCACCAAGTCCTAGGCTCGCTCATCCGGTTGTCGCGGAGCCACAGTGCCCACTCTGGTCCGCCATCGTACAGGTCCCAGTAGTCGCCGCGTCCCTTCGGCTGCGGCTTGATTGGCCTCCGCGTCTGCGTCTTCCTCCCGTCGAGGATGGCGCGGACCATGGGGCCGCTGAAGATGATGGGGCGTTCCTTTGGCTGTGTCACGGCTGCACCTCGGCGAGTAGTTTGCGCACTGCGGAAAGCGTCGGGTGCGCGGCGTCCGGATTAGCTGAGATAGCCAGTAGCTTGTCGACGTACTCGACAACAGCAACCGCCTCCCTCTGCCACTCCCTGAGCCGCTCGACCTCGGCGCGGGCCTGCTGTAGCTGCAGCGCCAGCTCCGTTGCCACCTCGCGCTCGCGGTCCAGCTTCGAGGCGGGGACGTAGCGTTCGCGGTCTGGGACGTGAGGTCCGGCCTGAACGTACTGTCTACCGGTCCAGAAGAGATACACCTCATACTCAGCCACGGGTCACCTCCAGTAGTCTGCGCAGGTTGTTGCGTGCCTCTCGTGCGCCTTGGTCGTTGGCTTCGTCTGGCATCCAGTTGTCGGCCCACTCAAGTAGCTCAAACGATGCGCTTAGGATGGCGTCCAGCTCCGAGGCGGGGACGTAGCCGTATTCGCGCGCCGCGCTGTGCAGTGCTCGCTCGGGCACATAGACGCACTCCAGTCGCCTCTTGGACTGGTCTGCCCAGGAAACGCATACGTGCCGCTCAGCCACGGCCCACCCCCTTCAGCGCGGCGGCCTCGCGGTTGTGGGCGTCGATGGCAGCGCGGTCGGTCGGAGCAAAGGGGCCCACCCATGAGCACCCGTCAGTGTTGCACCCGACGTATCGCCCGTGATGACCGACGAAAAGCTCACACAATAGACCACAACGCGGACACGGCGCAATCTCCGGCAGGGGCGGTGGCGGGTCGACGATGTCCACTGCGCGGTGGGTGTCACCGTTGGCGCGGACCCACTTAGCCAGGAGCACCGCCGCCTCCTTGCGCTCCGGCGTCCAGGCGTGGTCCGCTTGCGCCTTGAGCTTCGCCCTGAAGTCCCTCACCCGCTGGTCGTCGTAGCGGTCGCCTAGGTCCTCCTTGCGCCCGTCTAGTGAGCGCCAGCGGGCCAGCGTGTTGCGCAGGGTGGCGTTCTCCTGCTCTAGTTCCGTGATTCGCCGGCCGTGGGACTTGCGCTTGTCGTCGGCAGCGAGGAGGGCCGCCTCCAGTTCGTTGACCCGCTTTAGGAGCCTACCAGCTTGCGCTCGGACCTCGCTGCGCTCCTGCCTGGTCTCTTCTATCGCTTGGCGCCATGCGCCTGGCAACCACTCCTCCCCCCTACTCGCCGCGATGGCGTGGTCGAGGACGGCGCGGGGCAGGTAGCCGTTGGCGACGGCGCAGCAGAGGTCAGAAATAGCGTGAGGACCGCACCACCCATCCCATCGCCAAGCGTTTCCGGTCTTGTGTGGCGTCACCTTGTCCGGCCACGGCAACGCGCGGGCCTCGTCCTCGGTCATTACGTGTCGGTCAGTCATGGTTGCGTCCCCTCCTCCCAGATTTCGGCGACTGCTCTGGCTTCTTCGTGGATGCGCGGCACGTCGTCGATTGCGACGCCGTTCCCTCCTCTTGCGGCAACCTCGCGGTATTCAGCCACGAAATACGCCGCATAGATCAACTCGCGCAGTCGGACGGTTTCGTCAGTCATTGGTCGTCTCTCCTCTCAGTGGTCTCAGTCGTTGTCAGCTCCGGCGCCAGCGGGCGCGGGAAGTAGTGGGTGGGCTGGGGGTCGAGGCGCCTGCATGTGTGGACCGAGTACCAGCCTGGGGGCTCGTCGCTTGGCTCGCCCAGGTAGCTGTCCCAGTACGCCTCCCTCATGCGCCCAGCACTCAGGACGTGGCATCCGTCGCGGTCGTAGTCGGTGGCCTCCTCGATTGGCCGCCACCCGTGGCAGGAGCAGGGCTCGTGGCGCACCCGTGGCCCGCTCTCGTCCAGCGGCCAATCCGCCTCGGCAATCCACCCGCTCCCGTCGCACCTGTTGAGCGGGCAGGTCACTTGGCACCTCCCCAGCGCTTGCGCCACTCTGCCAGGGCGGCGTCTGCGCGTCGTCCGTGACCTGCCATCTCGCTGGCTAGCTCTCTGTCTGCGTCGGGCGTGCCCACGCAAACTCGCGCCACTGATAACGCGTCACGCCGTTCGAACTCCCGCTCCCAAAACTCCCGCGCGGCTCTGTCGGCGGGTGGGGTGGGCGCCTCCCGCTCCGTCCCATCCTCCGGGCGGTCGTCTAGGCACATCTCCTCGCGGCGCTCCCGGATGGCGTCCAGGCGGGCGTCGATCTCTATTGAGGCTTTCATGGCTCCACCCCAAACGTCTCCAGGTCTGACGCTGCATCGGACAGTGCGAGCACTGCGCAGTCGAGGGCCTGCTGAGCCTCGCGACTGGTCACCTCGGGGGCCTTCAGCGCCCGGATGGCGGAGGCGAACCCGGCAAGCTTCTCCCGGTCTGGGCGCAGGGCCTCTAGCCTGGCCTGTAGCGCCGCCTGTCGCTCAAGCTCGGCAACCCGTGCCTCCTCTGCCAGACGTGCACGCTCGGCCGCCTCACGCTCGGCGCGGGCCTTCGCTTCGGCCTCGACCCTCTGACGCTCCAGCTCCCGGCGCTCCGCCTCAAGCTTGGCGCGCTCCTCGGCCTGGCGAGCTTCCTCCTCGCGACGGATGGCGGCCAGGCGCTCCTCTTCGGCACGTCGCGCCTCAGCCTGTCGCGCCTCCTCAGCCTTCCGGGCCGCTTCCAGCTCCGCCCGCTGACGGTCCAGTTCGGCGCGCTCTGCTGCAAGGCGCTCGCGCTCGGCCCTGGCGGCCTCCTCTGCGGCCCGACGCTCCTCGGCGATGCGTGCCTCCTCCGCCGCTCGCTCGGATGCTAGACGGGCCTCCTCGGCTTCACGCTGGGCCCTCAGCTCAGCCTCCACCCTGGCTCGCTCCGCCTCCTCAGCCTCCCGCTTCGCCCGCTCCTTGGCCTCGTCCACGGCGGACTTGGCCAACTTGAGCGGCTCCTCCACCTCCTCGATGATGGCGGTAAGCTCCTTGGCTACAGCGTCCACCTTGCGCCCGTAGGCGAGTGAGTCCGCCTTGAGGTCCTTGCGGCGGGCCTCGATGGCGACCCGCAGGTTGCGGCAGGTAGCGATAGCCTTGACGCCCTGCGCGTAGCTCTTGGGTGCGTCGAAGGTCGCGAGCTTCAGGGGCTCCAACTCCGCCCGTAGGCCCTCGATGGTGACGGGATAGACGACTGTGATGGTGGTTTCGTTTTTCATGGTCCCTCAAAACGGCAACGGGTCGTCGCCTTGCTCGGGTTGACTCTCGGTCGATTCGGCCCGCTTCCCGCCGGCCAGGATTACGTTGGTCGCTTGGATCGACGTGAAGTAGCGCACCTCGCCCTCACGGCCGTCGGACTTGCTAGTGTGGTACTTGCCGATCACTACCACGCGGGAACCTTTTACGAGTAGCTTCGCCAGTGACTCGGCCCGCTTGCCCCACACAGTCACAGGCACCCACTCGGTACGCTCTTTCCACTCGTTCCCTTGCCGGTAGCTTTCTGAGCAGGCGATCGAGAAGTTGAGGATCGCTTCGGACTTCGTGCGGGTGTAGCGCAGCTCGGGATCTCGCCCGAGTGTGCCAACGAATGTGCAGAGGTTTGCCCCGTCGCTCATGGCGTCGCTCCCTTGCACCACTTGGCTGCTTCGCGGATGGCGTTCTCGCGAGTTGTGTGCTCGGTGGATGACCACCTAACTGACCCCATGCCACTGTACACATCCACGGTCCACCGGTAGGGGAACTCGGGGACGACCCCGGGGTGCTTTGACACTCGGTAGCCATGGGGCCATGAGTCGAGGATCTCTTGATGGGACTTGGGGGTGACTACTTTCGCCCTGAACTTGACGATCAGTTCCCCCGATTCCAGTAGCCTTTGGGCGGTCCCTGAGATCATGGGCGGCGCCATGACGACTTGTACAGGAGGAGCCCCGGCGACTACTGCACCGAGGGTTTTATACTCGGTCAACGTGTATCCAATGAGGACCGACTTCACTTCGTCGCTCACTGGCAGATCTTCAATTTCTGGCTTGTTCACGCTCCCACCTCCTCGTCGATCAATTGCTTCAGGTCCAAGACAAATTCGGGGCTCACTCGGCCATTCGCGGCCATCTTGCAGGCGTGCGCCAGCAGGGGCCACGGGTCGGCCAGCGGCGTCACGAAGTCGACGTAATAGCGCCGCCCATCGTGGCGTAGCACCGACCCGGCAGGCGTCGGGAGCTTCGCCGCAAGCTCTGCGGTCATGGGCTCACTGCGCATTGGACGACTCCAGCTCAGGGAGGGCATCAAGGATCTCCGCGTCAATGACCGGCGAGCCTCGCTCTGCGGCTTGCTCCAACTCTTCGACCCTCGCGATCTCCGCCGACTTGGGCAACCACCGGAAGATCGCGCGCACTGCCGTCTTGCGGGCCATCTCCACGAAGTCGGTATCCCAAGACGTAGTGGCTCCCTTGGCCTTCGCTCTGGCGTAGCCGCCACGGTCGCGATGGGCGAGGACTTGCTTGCGGGTGAGTACCTCGAAGATCCGTTCCCCGCTTTCCAGCGTCGCGACGGCGTAGACCTTGACCAGCGACTCGGGCTCACCATAGCCCGCATGGTCGAGGTTCGGGACGTGGTGGAGGCTCGGGTCAAGGCCGAGGGTGAAATTGAATTCGTCGCCCGCGTAGACCGCGAAAGCCTGGATCGACTTGAGTTGCCCACTTCGGCGCGCAAGCTCGATCATGCCCTGGTAGCCGATCACCAACTGGCACTCCTTGCCGTAGGGGATCAGATAGGCGTGGCCCAGGGGAGTGTTGGGTTCCAGGCCAATGGCGGCGGCGGAGAAGAGAGCGCCGAGGAAGCTGAGTCGGTCGCACTCTGCGAGCTTCGGTGTCCGGCGGATCGCGGTCATCGTGATTCGCGCCATGCGGTCGGGGCTGAGGTGCCTCGGGAGCACTTGGGCGATGTCCGCTGTGCGGCTGCGAACAAGCTCGATGAGTGTGCCCTGGGGCGTAGCCTCACGGGTGGCGAGGGCTGTTGCTGGCGGTTGGATCTGTCCGGTGGCGTCTGTTTTCATGACTTGATCTCCTTGATCTCAAAGGCTTGGATTGCGGTGGGCTGGACAACGTATCCGTTGCGCACGGTGTAGCGCCAGCCTAGTCGGTGGTTTCCGATCGTGCCCGAGGAGTTCTCTCCGAGCTTGGCGGCTAGGTCGGTTTCGACTGCCTTGCGCTTCGCTTCGATCGACTTCAGCTCGGCTTTCAGTCGCGATTCTTGGCCGCGCAAGTCGAGCCAGCGATCCAGCTCTGACGCGCCGTCGATCTCTCCGGCGTCACCCTCACGGACGATCCCGGCGAGCACTCCGGGCGCGTCTCCCTCGGTAGCGGGTGGGGGCTCTCCTCGCTTGACTCGCGCCCACAGCTCGGCGCAGGCACGACGGATCCGAATCTGGAAAGCGAGGTCCTCCGTCACCCATCGCCACACTACGCGGTTGCCCCCGACCAGCGCGCCGAAGAGCCAGAGGGAGTAGCCGGTCACCAGCATCCCGTGCTGGCACTGGCAGAGGTAGGGCGCCGGGACGTCGTCCCAAGTGCGGCCCGCCCACTCGCTCACGTTTTTGATCTCGACGCCGAAGGGTCGTCCCTCAGTCGCCCCGAACCCGTCGGGCGTGGCGATTAGGTGGCGGATCTCGTCGTGCGCGTAGAGCGCCCGATTCGGGCGGGCGAGGACTCCGGCGCGCTGGGCTACCAGCCCAAGGATCGTCTCCTCTAGCGCCCGGCCGATAGCCAGCCGCTCGGTCTCCTCCCGGTCGTCAGCCTCGGGGTGGACCTTGGCTCGCCACACTCGGAGCGGGCTCCCCCATGCGCCGGGCAGGCCCAGCAGGCAGACGGACTCGGACGCACCGATCCCGGTGGTGCGGGCCTCTAGCCACGCCGATCGGACCTCTCCAGAGGCGAGCTGGATCACGACCCCACCTCCAGCCTCGCAGCGAGGTCAGCGACCTGCGCGGCCCAGGCGGCGTCACTGGCAGCCCAGGCGGCGTCCCTGGCGGCGGCCCTGGCGGCGGCCCTGGCGGCGTCCCTGGCGGCGGCCCAGGCGTCCCAGGCGGCGTCCCTGGCGGCGTCCCAGGCGGCGTCCCTGGCGGCGTCCCTGGCGGCGTCCCAGGCGGCGTCCCAGGCGGCGGCCCTGGCGGCGTCCCTGGCGGCGGCCCAGGCGGCGGCCCTGGCGGCGTCCAGCTCCGCGTCGGTGGCCTCGCCTCTGGCGTGCCGCTCAGCCACCTCGACGGCCGCGACGCTACGCGGGTCAGGCGACGTCACTAGCGCCAAGGCCTGACGGGCGCACCAGCAGGCGTGCTCGCGGAGCGTCCGATCGGTGCCACCTGCTGCGTAGACCAGCGCCCAGTGGCGGTCCACGGCCGGGATAGGCAGCGCCGCGACCTCAGCCGGCGACAGGCCCTTGGCTGGGACTAGCTCAGCGATCCGCGCGTCCGAGTAGCACGCCCGTGCGGCCCGGAGTGACTCGCGAGTGATGCGGGCGGTCACGACACACCCCCGAGCGCCGTCTCGATAGCGGCCCGTAGCAGCCCCTCGGGCACGGGCGGGTCGTCGGTGAGGGTCACGGGCACTGCCCACGGGTGGCGCCCTCCTGGTGCGGCCTGGAGTGCCCAGGCGTACTCACTGCTCCCTGCCGGCCGGCGCCCGGATAGGCGGGCCCACGGCGGGATGGTCTGCGCTCTGCTTAGCTCGATCATGGTCAGATCTCCTTCATTTCCTGTACAATAGTCAACATTAGCCGCTCATACGCCACTCTGCGCTTGTCGTCCGGCAGTTCCTGCGCGTCCTGGTAGGCGTCGCACACAGAGCAGCTCCCATAGCTGTAGTAGACGGCCCAGTAGCGGCTCGGCTGGTAGCCCTTGGCACCAACGACAAACAGCTGGGTCCCCTGGTATTCCCCGTGATCGATCACCGTGATCCTGTCGGGGTCCGGGCACCAGTCGTCCACGTACTGCTCCCCAGTGGTTGCCTCAATTATCCGAGTGACAGTCTCCAGAGGCCCTGGGCGAGACTTCACGGCCCATGCCACGAGCGCCTCGCGGTTGGTCTCCCAGCGCTCTACTAGTTGCTTGATCATGCTCTGCTCTCTCTCGGGCACTGGCGCCCGGTCCCGGGGCGGTCCTCTCGGAGTCGCCCCAGGGCCGGAGGTCAGGTCACCGGCACCGGTCGGCGTAGACTCGCCCGTACCTGGGCGACTCCACCCAGCCCTCGGCCTGGGGACAGTCGAGGGAGTCGCGGATCGCCTGCCGGTAGTCCTTGGATCCGTAGTCCCCGGCGGCTGGCTCGATCTCGCAGTTGTCGCGGTCGTACAGGCTGTAATGGCTGAGGTCGACGATCTCGTTGGTCTTGGGCATGGCTGCTTTCCTTGATTCGGGGGTTCGGGTCGGCAACTCGCTGCCGACAACTGGACAATATCAGGTCCAGCGGCCCCCGCAACAACTTTTTCGCCCTCCCCCCGAAAAAAGTTTTGCCTGCAAAAGTTGTTGCACCCCCGACCGGAATCTGTCAGGGGTCGGGGATGACAAATCCGAAGCTAGCCCCCTCCAAGGGGGCACGGGCGCTCATGCGTGAGGTGCGACGCAGGGAGCCCGGAGGACGTAGCGCGCTAGCTCGGGAGCTGGGGGTCAGTCGGCAGAGAGTCTGTCACTGGGTAGCGGGCAGGAGCCGTCCCGACGGTGACGCTCGACTGCTGCTCTCACAGCTACTCGGGATCTCTCAGGACTCATGGGGGCGAGCATGATCGCACCCATCGCGGAGAGGGACGCGGCCGCGCTGGCCTACGTCCGGGAGCTGACACGGGACACGCTAGAGTGGCAGCCCGTCGCCACGGTGGACCACCACGCGGCCTTCCGCGCGGAGGCTCGCGGCTGGCTAGAGATCCGCAAGGGCAAGACGGGAGTCCTCTGGGCGCGCATGACCGACGCAGGATTGGCGGTGGGGCTGTGAGCTACGCCGAATTCCTCGCGAGCAAGGCCATTGCGGCTCCGCCGTGCGGCATCCCTGATCCGCCAGAGCTTTCGCCCCTGCTCTTCGAATTCCAACGGGACATCACCCGCTGGGCGCTACGTCGCGGGCGTGCCGCGATCTGGGCTGACTGTGGACTCGGCAAGTCCTGGATGGCCTTGGAGTGGGCCCGCGTAGTCTCTGAGACTCAGGGCGGGCCAGTGCTGATTCTCACGCCCTTGGCGGTCGCTCAGCAATTTGTCGAAGAGGGCCGCAAGCTCGGTATCCCGGTGCGCCACATTGGCGACCGCGCCGAGCATGGCGACGGAATCGAGGTCTGCAACTACGACCGGATCCATCGGCTCGACTTGGGGCGCTATGTCGGCGTCGTCCTGGACGAGTCATCGATCCTCAAGGACTACGCGGGGGCGACTCGCAACGCGATCATCGAAGGCTTCGCACGCACTCCGTTTCGCCTCGCTTGCACCGCGACCCCTGCGCCGAATGACTACTTGGAGCTTGGCAACCATGCCGAGTTTCTTGGCGTCATGATGCGGAAGGACATGCTCTCGACGTTCTTCATCAATGACATCGAAGGCGCAGCCGACACGAAGTGGCGACTCAAGGGCCATGCGCAAGGTGACTTCTGGCGTTGGCTGACTTCGTGGGCCGTTGCACTTCGGAGTCCGTCCGATCTCGGGTACGATGCAACCGGCTACGATCTGCCGGCGCTCAAGATGCGGCACGTCGTCACCGTGACTGACCACTCCGAGGCGGCAAAGGAGCTGGGAACGCTATTCGTTCTCGATGCCAAGACCTTGAGCGAGCAACGCGCGGCCCGGAGAGCGTCGCTCAAGGATCGGATCCTTGAGGCTCAGATCCTAGTGGCGAAAGAGCCTGACGAGTCATGGATCCTCTGGTGCGACCTGAACGCGGAAAGCTCCGCGCTTGCGGCCGCAATCCCTGGGGCCGTCGAGGTCACCGGCTCGGATCCTCCTGAGGTTAAGGAAGCCCGAATGGCCGCCTTCCGGAGCGGTGAGATCAAAGTACTCGTAAGCAAGCCGAGTATCGCCGGGTGGGGCGTGAACTGGCAACACTGCGCACGGGTGATCTTCGTCGGGGTCACTCATTCGTTTGAGGCTTGGTATCAGGCCATCAGGCGAACGTGGCGATTCGGGCAGCGGAGGGAAGTCCACTGCTACGTCATCAGCTCCGACATTGAGGGCAACGTGCTCGCGAGCCTTGCGCGCAAGCAGGCGGACGCGGAGAAGATGGTTGCGGGCATGGTGGCTCAGATGGTTGACTTGTCGTCTGTCGAGATTCGCGGAGCCAACCGAGTGAGAACCGAGTACGATGGCGCAGGGGCAATCAAGATCCCTGCATGGCTACAGACCGAAAGAGAGGCATCATGATCACCAGTCAGGACATCCAGGAGAAGTACACCACGATCCACGGGGATTGCGTCGAAGCGGTTCGAGCGCTGCCCGATTCTTCGGTGCACCTCTCCGTTTTCAGTCCGCCATTCGCCAGTCTCTACACCTTCAGCGACTCAGTGCGGGACATGAGCAACGTGAGCAACGTCGAAGAGTTCGCGGCCCATTACCGGTTCCTTGTGGCGGAGCTGTTCAGGGTCATGATTCCTGGGCGCATCGTCGCGATCCACTGCATGCCCATCACGGCTACGCTCACCACTCATGGATTCATCGGGCTCATCGATCTGCCTGGGCTCATGGTGCGTACGGGGCAGGAGGTGGGGTTCATCTACCACTCGGAGGTGACGATCTGGAAGGACCCGGTTCAGGCCATGTACCGCTCAAAGAACATTGGCCTTCTGCACAAGCAACTACTCAAGGACTCAGCCATCAGTCGTCAGGGGCTGCCGGACAAGATCGTAGTGCTGCGCAAGCCCGGAACCAACCCCGAGCCCGTTTGGCACCGCTCCGAGGATCTGCCGGTGCCCGTGTGGCAGAAGTGGGCGAGTCCCGTTTGGATGGACATCATCCAAGGGGACACTTTGCAGCGCTTCAGCGCTCGCGAGGAGGAGGATGAAAAACACATTGCGCCGCTTCAGCTCGAAGTGATCCGGCGTCTCACTCTGCTCTGGTCCAACCCTGGCGACGTGGTTCTATCGCCCTTCATGGGCATCGGCTCCGAGGGCTATGTGGCACTCCAAGAGGGGCGCAGATTCGTGGGGGTCGAGCTGAAGGAGTCCTACTACAAGCAAGCGGTGGCCAACCTGCGCAACGTCAAGCGCCAGGACATGCTGCCTGGGATAACGCCATGACCCAGCGCTCCCTATTCGCCACCGGGATCCCTCGCTCACTGCCGGCAACGGTGGCCGAGTGCCCGCTTGGCCTCGGGGAGCTACCTTGCCCCTATGTCACCTGCCGGCATCACCTCTTGCTGAATCAGGACGTGAGGTGGAACGGCAACCGCATGATCGATGGGCTTGTCCTGCATCCCGCGGCGGTCGAGGCATCGGGGCCCGACATCGATGAGTGGAGCGAGGATCAGACAGTGGCGGCGATCCTCGCCCTGCCCGAGACATGCTCTCTGGACGTGGCGTCCGAGGGCGGGATTGACCAAACCAAAGTGGCCGAGGCAATGGGACTCGGCCGAACCCTAGCGGAGAAGATCGAACATGACTCAATCAACAGACTCAAGGCCAAAGCAAGCCCGGAACTACCCCTGGGCAGTGGTAGTGCGGAACCGAGAACAAGCGCGATGGGTGGTCGCCGCGTGGTATCCAAACGAGGAACTAGCGGAGGAACGCAGCAAGGCGATCTATTCGCCTCAGGACTACCTAGTGATCCATCACTCGGCGCTGGACATGCTACTGACGACTCTGGCGAAGGAGGGGACTGATCATGTCGCGTAAGGCAGCCCCAAGGGCTCAGTGTCGAGTGTGCCACAAGACGCTGAGCCTCACCTCGACCAAGATCGGATGCACCCACTGTCGCGAGTGCCGGATCGCGGAGGACGCGGCTAAGCGCAAGCCTCACCCCTGCGTCGACTGCGGTGTGGAGATGGGGACGACTCGGCACGGGTGCCTGAGGTGTGCCGGGTGCGCGTCGAATCACCGGGGAGCTACTCCCGTTAGGCCGTGCGTTGAGCCCGGATGCGACGGCCACGTCTACGCGGGCGAGGGCAAAAACACACAGCGATGCAAGGTCTGCCGTGACCGAAGGAGGGCGGAGGGGTTGACGAAGGTCCGATCGGTTATCACCGATCCTCTTGGGTGCTCGGGTTGCGCCGGCCTGCCGTGGCGGCGTGGCAACGAGCGCCCCGGCGCTATCTGCCGGACCTGCGGAGAGCCGTGGGAGCCCGAGGAGATGCCGACGCTCATGGATTGGTCAAGGTCGGGGCTCATGGCGGGAGGTGAGCTGTGATCATTGTTGGTATCGACCCGGGGATCGCTGACCTCGGGATTGCGGTGATTACTTCCGAGGGTGGCAAGCGATCGGCGTACGAAACAACGCGGCTTCACACTGAGCCCGACAAGGGCGACCGGGAGCGAGTCGAATGGCTCGCGTCCAATGTCCTTTGGGTGATCAGGCACTACGGTCCCGACGCGATTGGAGTTGAGTCCTACGGGTGGCAGGGGGCCTCGCGAAGTGCCAACCCAAATGCCTTCCGGATGTCCTGGGCCGTGGGCTACATCATGGGGGCTTTGCCTCGCGACATCATCGCTCACGAGGTCAGCCGGAGAGACGCACTCAGGGCCGTCGGGTGCCGTACTGAGCAGGGGGCGTCGCGGCTCATGAGGACAATGCACCCAAGCGCCGCAAAGGCATCTCAGCATGAGTTGGATGCTCTTATGGTGGCTCATTGCGTAGCGGCTCGCGTGGGGGCTCCAAAGCTCCGGAGGATGGGACTGTGAGGATCCGAACCATCAAGCCCGAGTGGCTCGAAGATGAGCGCCTAGCCATGGCCTCGGCTGAGGCTCGGGTGCTCTCCGTTGCCCTGCTCCTGCTCTGCGACGACTACGGCCGCGGAAGGGCTCACCGGGCCCTCCTGGCAGGGCGTGTTTTCGTCGGTTCCAGAGATCCTCTGGAGACTCTCTGTAAAGCTCTAGAGGACCTCCAGAGGATCTCTTATGTCGTCCTCTACACGGTGGACGGCCAGGAGTACTACCGGATCAGGACCTGGGCTCGGCACCAGCGGGTCAACCATCCTGGCAGGCCAATTTGCCCGCCGGACCCCTCTGAGCCCCCTCCCGAAAGGTCTGACATTGAATGTCTATCAAGAGAGTCTCTGGAGACTCTCTGTAATCCTCAAGAGACTCTCTTGCCTGACCAGGACCAGGACCAGGACCAGGACCAGGACCAGGACCAGGACCAGGACCAGGAGGGGACCGGGGAGGCCCCCACCCCCCCACCGGCCAAGCC